TTTGATTTGGATATTTTATTTCTTAATGGTGTAACTTCTTTATCTGAACTTTATCCATATACCATCGATTTGACTTTTTTAAAAACTGAGAACGTGTCAGAATATTCAGTCTATATAAATGGTAATTATATGGGTGATGACATATCTTCAATTGAGATAAATACTAATGATACGATTAAAATAGAAATTGTTAAAATAGACCCCTCTAAAGATGCGGTTATTAAGTCTAAAGCAAGATTACCTTATAACGACTAATTATTCTCCGTATATATCAATATCCTCTTTACAATTTTCTTCTATAAGTTTTTCAACAAACTTAAACATTTTTAATCCTTTTTTTTCACAATATTTTTTTAATTGGTTGTGTGACTCTTCAGATATTTTTAAATTTTTTATTCTATTCATATTGTATTAATAAAAGGGTAGAAAAAAGTATGAATTTTTTCATACCTTACAATAAATATGTTGTCTGAGTATTTGCCCTTTCATTTTTTTGATAATATTTATCAAATAAATAAAATAAAAAGTAAATATTTAATAATATGGCTTCAGCAAATAAAGTATTCGTATCTCCAGGTGTATACACTTCAGAAAGAGATTTAAGTTTTGTAGCACAAAGCGTAGGTGTAACTACACTTGGTATTGTTGGTGAAACCCTTTCCGGACCAGCTTTCGAACCAATATTCATAACTAACTTCGATGAGTTTACCGCATATTTTGGCGGAACAAACCCAAATAAATTCGTAAATACACAGATACCAAAATATGAAGCGGCATATATAGCTAAGGCGTACTTACAACAATCAAATCAATTGTTTGTAACACGTGTTTTAGGTTTATCAGGTTACGACGCCGGACCATCATGGTCAATTTCAACAATCGGTAACCCAAACAAAAGTACTATCGGTGCAACAGGTAATACTGGTCCACACACATTTACTTTTAGTGGTGTTACAGGAACAAGTACTTCCACTATGATAACTGATTACTCAAATTTACCGGATGATATTAAAAATTATTTCACTTTACCATACACAACATTTAATGGTGGAACTTCAACTTTAGAGAATGACTTTGAAAGGTTAGTATATACCGAAATTTCAGACCCTACAACAGAGGGTCAAACATCTTATATTTTTGGTACAGTTAGTGGTAGTACCATGGATTTAATTACAGGTGCTTCAGGTAATTTCGTAAGTACATCAAATGTTTTAGGTGTTGATGGATTAACCATAGACGTTGCTAATTTTACAGCTCCCGAAAATGACCCATGGTATTACTCGTTGTTCCAGTATGGTAACAATACATATACTGGTGTTGGTTTTGGTTTTGCGGTTACAACATTAACAGACACCGGTGGTGGTAATTATACGGGTGTGGGTACTCTTTATACCACAACTTATTCAGGTACTCCGATAGATGACTACCATAACATGGTAATTGCGACATTACGTTCAAGAGGAATTTCAAATTACGGAGGTAATGACCACGGACCTGAATATGTTGTTACAGGTTTAACTGATGTTAGTTTAAATCTTAGTGGTACTTTCTCAGGAGCAACCTTAAACCCATTTGAAACTTTCCAAGTAACGGGTACTACCGCAGATAGTGAATCATTCTCATTTAGGTCTTCTTTTGATATTAGTGATACTAATTTCTTATCTAAGGTTTTTGGTAGGTCTAATTTCGGAAAAAATAGGTCTGATGTACCTTTAATGGTTGAGGAGTTATACTATAACTTATTAAACACGGGTTATAGACAAGGTAGTATAAGGGGTTTAAATTCAACTTTATTAAGTTTAGAAAGTGCTAGAGGTGACATAGATAATACAGGTATAGGTTGGTACTTAGATAAATTCCAAACACCACATACACCATATGTAGTTTCAGAATTAAGAGGTGATGAAGTATTTGATTTATTTAAGTTTATTTCAATATCTGACGGTAACGGAGCGAACACAGAATTAAAAGTATCAATTGCAAATATATCATTTAACAATTTAACTTTTGATGTTATTGTCAGAGATTTCTATGATACTGATTCAAACCCATCAGTTTTAGAGAAATTTACAAACTGTTCAATGGACCCAAGTCTTAATAGTTACGTCGCTAAAAAAATTGGTACAGCAAACGGTGATTTCGAGTTGAAGTCAAGATTTATAATGTTGGAGGTTAATGAAGAAGCCCCGATAGACGCTCTACCATGTGGTTTCAAAGGGTACCAAACAAGACAATATACGACTTATAAGTCACCACATTTAGTATATAAAACAAAATATGATTTACCAGGTGAAGTAATTTATAATCCTCCATTTGGAACTACAGCTGGTGGTGATAATGTTACAAGAAGTTCAGGTGACAACCCAAGAAGAGTTTACTTAGGTGTTTCAAATACTGTCGGTATAGACGCTGATTTTGCATCATATAAAGGTAAACAAAATCCTACAGATTTAGCAACAGCTACAGAATCTTCCCCATGGTCTGTCTTAACTAAAGGGTATCACATGGACTCAGGTGCTAATGTTATATTAATACCGTCTCAATACACGACTTCAGGTGAAACTGCTTTTGAGGTTGGTGACGCTCAATTTAGAAGTGAACCTAGTGAAGATAGTCCATATTATAGATTAAATTCACGTAAGTTCACATTAATACCTACAGGTGGATTCGATGGATGGGATATATACAGAGAGTATAGAACCAACGGAGATAGATATATATTAGGTAATACTGGTTACTTAAAAGGAGCAGCAACATCTATAAGATTCCCAACCGCGGATGGATGGGGTGCGTTTAAACAAATGACAGGACCTGACAGACAAGATTGGGGTAATAGTGATTACTACGCGTATCTATGGGGACAGTGGACTTTCGTTAATCCTGAATCAGTAAATATTAACGTATTTACAACACCAGGTATTGATTATGTTAATAATTCAAATCTTGTTGAAAATGCGATTGACATGATTGAGACTGATAGAGCGGATTCAATATACATCTGTACTACACCTGATTACAATATGTTTGTTAACACAACTTCTAATTTCACTACAGACTTCATATATCCACAAGAGTCAACAGAAAACTTAGAAGATACAGGTATAGATTCAAACTACACGGCAACATACTACCCATGGATTTTAACAAGAGACGCGGTAAACAACACACAAATTTATTTACCACCAACAGCGGAGGTTGTCAGAAACTTGGCGTTGACTGATAATATTGCTTTCCCGTGGTTTGCATCAGCGGGTTACACAAGAGGTTTAGTTAACGGTATTAAGGCACGTAAAAAGTTGACTCAAGACGATAGAGATATTTTGTATAAAGGTAGAATTAACCCAATCGCAACATTCTCAGATGTCGGTACAGTAATATGGGGTAACAAAACAACACAAGTTAGGGAGTCTGCACTCGATAGAATCAACGTTAGAAGATTGTTATTACAGGCTCGTAAATTAATTTCAGCAGTTGCTGTCAGACTATTGTTTGAACAAAACGACGACCAAGTAAGACAAGAGTTCTTAGATTCAGTAAACCCAATATTAGACTCAATCAGAAGAGATAGAGGTTTAATTGACTTTAGGGTGGTAGTTCAAAACACACCTGAAGATATGGATAAAAATCAACTCGTTGGAAAAATATACTTAAAACCAACAAGAGCTCTTGAGTTTATTGACATTGAATTCTTGATTACACCAACAGGAGCATCTTTCGAAGATATTTAATATTAAACATTAATTGGGGGTAGACTCATCTACCCCCAATTTTATAAAATCTAACAAAAAATAAAAATGGAATTTAAGAAAAAAGTACTTAGAGAAGCGGTTAATGTAGAAAGTAATAACGTAAAAACTTTCTCTGAAAAACCTCAAAATGTAATTGTAACGGAGTCACAATTAGAAAGATTAATTGAAAACTTAAACAAGTAATTTAAATGAGTTTAAAGAGTATTATACGAAAAAACATTAAACAGTTTATTAGTGAAGGTTTTGAAGATGGTCAACCCGACTTAAAATACTACGCTTTTGACTGGGATGATAATATTGTAATAATGCCAACAAAAATAATCGTTTTAAGTGATTCAGATGAAGAAGTAGGGATGTCTACTGAAGATTTTGCAGATTACAGACAAAAAATAGGGAACCAACCTTTTGAATATATGAATCATACTATAGTAGGTTACGCAGATAACCCATATAGAAATTTTAGAGTCGAAGGTGACAACCAATTTATTGTGGACTCTTTATTAGCAAAACCAGGACCTTCATGGAATGATTTTGTGGAGTGTATAAACGGGGGTTCTATTTTTGCAATTATTACTGCTAGAGGACACACACCTTCAGTTTTAAGAGATTCTATATATAACTTTATAGTTACAAATCACAATGGAATAAATTCTACTCTATTAATTGAAAATTTAAAAAAATATAGAGATTTATCTGGAGAAGTAATGAGAGATAATCAGTTACTAATAAAAGAGTATTTAGATATGTGTAAGTACCATCCTGTAACTTACGGAGAAGGCTCTGCCGCAAATCCTGAAGAAGGCAAAATTAACGCTTTAAAAGAATTTATTTCTTATGTACAGACACAAAGCAAAAAAATAGGTAAGAAAGTTTCATTTACTAATGATGTGACTAACAATTTTATACCACAAATAGGTTTCTCAGATGATGACCCAGGTAATATTGAGTCAATAAAAGATTTTTTAAACAAAGAGTACAGTGATGAAGAAAATCCGGTAAAAACTTACTTAACTAAAGGAGGTAATAAAAAAGAAGTTTGAAACCCTACTAGTTAAGGATTTTACAAAATAAGAAACAAAAGTAAAGAGAAAAAAGTTTAACCTAATATTTATAAATAAAATAAACGAGAAAATTAAAACCAAAATACTATGGCTGACTTATTAATGAAAATGCCCGTACCGTATGAACCAAAAAGAAAGAATAGATTCGTTCTTACTTTTCCTTCTTCATTAGGTATAAACTCGTGGTATGTTGAATCAACATCAAGACCACAAGTAACAATAAACGCAACTGAAATTCCATTTTTAAATACCTCTACTTATGTAGCTGGTAGATTTACATGGGGTACTATTAACGTTACGTTTAGAGACCCTATAGGACCATCAGCCTCACAAGCGCTTATGGAGTGGGTTAGACTTACTGCCGAATCTGTAACAGGTCGTATGGGCTATGCTGCAGGATATAAAAAGGACCTTGACCTTGAAATGTTAGACCCAACAGGCGTTGCAGTTGAAAAATGGATTCTACAAGGTACTTTCTTAAGTGATGTAAATTTTGATAGTTTAGGTTATTCTGACGATAATTTGGCAACAATAACTGCCACATTACGTCCTGATAGATGTATTTTGGTTTACTAATACTATTGAAAAAAAATAAATAATTAATATATTTAACCATAGGGTATTATCCCTATGGTTTTTTTATTTAATATGGAAGATAACTCAAGACAATACGGACAACAAGATTTTAATCTACCTCATGATGTTTTAACTTTACCATCTAAAGGTTTGTTTTATAAAAACAAACGTAAATCAGTAAAAGTTGGATATCTTACCGCCCAAGACGAAAATGTATTAGCGTCGGTAAATAAAGATATTAACGTTATACATACTTTAGTAAAAAATAAAGTATATGAACCTGACTTTAGAGTTGATGATTTAATAGAAAGTGACTTAGAAGCTATACTTATATTTTTACGTAATACGTCATTTGGTACCGAATATAATTATACATTAACAGACCCTAAAACAAATAAGACCTTTGAAAAAAGTATTAACTTAGATAGGTTAGATATTATTGAACCAATAATAGAACCAAATAATGAGGGACTATTTGAAATAGAATTACCAAAAAGTAATGTTAAAGTGTTATGTAAAATACTTACAGTAGGTGAAATTGAGGAACTAAATAAAGTCGCTGAAAAGTACCCTCAAGGTATAGTAGCACCAATAGTCACCAATAAATTAGAAAAACAAATAGTTTCAATAAACGGAAATACAGATAGAGAGTTTATATCTAAATTTGTTATAAACCTACCAATTTCCGATTCTAAACTATTAAGAAACACAATCAGTGACTGTGAACCAAAATTAAATTTACGTCACGAAGTTACCGCCCCGTCAGGAGAAAAAGTGAACGTGAGAATCACTTTTGGGGCGGAGTTTTTTCGGCCTTTCTTCTGAATATAGGATAATACTGCTCGATGAGATTTACTACTTATGTAAGTATGTAAATTTTAATTATCAAGATGTTATGACAATGCCTACTTATGAAAGGAGATATTTTGTAAATAAATTATCTGAGGAATTTGATAAAAGAGCTAAAGAGTACGAGAAAAGAAAAAACAAAAAATAACTATTTATAATAAAGTATAAATTATGTTTTTTGAAGAATCTGGTATAGGAACTGACAGTGGAGCAGCTAAACCTGTTGGTTTAGGTAGAGCGACAGACATTGACGCAGGTACACTAAAAAAAATTAGCAAAGATATGGTGAGTAGTATGGTTCCTCCTACAATAATAAGAAGAACCATGCAATTACAACAACTTTCTTATGAACTTGTTCGAGAAAGTATGGGACAAACTAAAATATTTGGAGAAGCTATGATGGATAATATCGCCAATGCAGCTTTTGAATCCGCACAATATGGATTAACATTAGACGACCATTTTGAAACACAAAAATCGATTAATGAAGTTATGCAAAGAAATACTATACTTACTGAAGAAGAAAGTATACAAATGGGTCTTTTAGCTAGAAACGCGGGTTTAACAAACGCTGAATTGGCTGAAATGGTTGGAGGATTTGATAGTATTGGAGTTGGGATGCAAGACGCTTTAGATAAGATTTCAGGTTTAGAAAAACAAGCCAGAACTTACGGACTTAACGTAGGTCAGTTTATGAAAAATATTTCAGGTAATATTAAATTATTATCAGGTTATAATTTTAAAAATGGAGTTGAAGGACTTTCTAAAATGGTTGCAAGGGCACAATCATTAAGAATGGATATAAACGCTTCTGTAAAGTTATCAGAAGATTTATTATCACCAGAAAAAGCAATTGAAACCGCAGCTGGATTCCAAATGTTAGGAGGTGCTGTTGGTGATTTAGGTGACCCATTTAAGTTACTACATATGGCTCAAAATGATGTTGGAGGACTCCAAGATGCTATTATTGGAATGGCCGAAAGTGCCGTTGTATTCAACGAAAAAACTGGAGAGTTTGACATACCAGTTACAGAAATGTATCGTTTAAGGGAAGCTGCTAAATTAACAGGTATGGAATATACTGAGTTAGCTTCAACAGCTATAAAATCTGCGGAAAGAACTACTAAGGTTGACATGATGGAGGGACTCGGATTTACCGAAGAACAAAAAGAAATGTTAGCTAACCTATCCGATTTAGACCAAGGAAAAGTTACTTTTGATATACCTGGATTTGAAAAGATTACGGATTTTTCAGAAATTAGTGAAGGACAGTTAAGAAAATTAGAAGACTACCAACGAGAGATGGGTAAAAGTGATAAAGAGATTGCTTTAGACCAATCATCTTTTTTAGATAAACAAGTTAAATTTTTAAGTGAGATAAGTTCACAGTTGGCATTAATTACAGGTGTAAATAATGATGGAACGAGGGATTTAATTGAAGCAGGTGGTGTCAGTGCTGAGGAATATAACAGAGGATTTACTGAGGCTTTTGGAGGTCAATCTAAAGAGTTAAATGATGCTATGCAAAAAACTTTAGAGGAAGGTCTTAGTGAAACAAGTATGATAGAATTTATGAAAGCATTTGAGAACACATATAGTACTTTTGTGGATACGGTTAATACTGAGGAAGCAGTAAGAAATAGAACTGACGAAGACAACATTTTTCATGAAAGAGGCATTGCAGATGTTTTTGCTCAAATATTTGGAATGCCAGCATCAATAAGTATTGATGAAGAAACTATAGAACATTTAAGACAAGTAATTACAGGTACAGGTGGAGGTACACCGTCAGCATCGGCATCCTCAGCAGCAGGAGCTTCCTCAGCGGGAGCCTCTTCAGCAGCAGGAGCTTCCTTGGGGGGAGCCTCTCCAGCGACAGGACCAACAGCTGCGGTAACAGTTGACCCTATGAGTATGACGGTCGCAGGAAGTGTAACATTAGATGTAAATACTGGTAGTTTAAATAGTGTTATTAATGAAGACGCGTTAGTAACTATGATACTTAATAATCCTACCTTTATACCTTCAATAGAATCGGCACTTAATGATGCTAATAACACATATAATGCGTAAAAATTAGATATTAATCTATTTATATAAAAATAGATTTTATGCCAAGCGAATTAACATTTGAAGCTACTGAAAACTTTAGAAAAAAACTTTTAGTAAGGAATTTAAGACCTTATGACGAAAGTTTTAGAACTGGAGACGCGCCAGGAAATACAGAATTTAGTATGAATGATATAGGTGTAGTTAATTCACAGTCTATTGAAGAGTCAGAAGTTAATAGAGAACGACAAACAAAGGCTTTTATACAAAATCAATACGGTCCTGAGGGCGGGTATAAAAACTTTATTGATATAAGAGATGTAGAAAAATTAATAGAAAAAAGAGAAAGATATTATACTTTTGTTGCTTCAACATATAATTCTTTTAATCTTTTAACAAGTTTAAATCCTTTTGGTAATAATGGTAGTTTAAGTCAGGATTCTGCATTAGCGCAAATCGCCGGACAACAGCTTAAAACAGAATTTGAATATCGTATAGGTGAAGAAATAAGACAAGAAACATTAGGTAGAATAAATGTTATTGATGCGTTATCAGACCCTTTTGATGCACTTGCAATTGCGACAGGTAAAGAGCAAGTAATAGAAAGTAATTGGCAAATATCAGTACCCGACAATGTGATTGGTAAAGGATTAGATTTAATTAGTAGAATAACAGGAGTTTATTCTCCATACTCTTGGATACCTGGTGATTATTTTGCAACAGAAGAAAAAAAATCATTTCTAAATCAAGCCGTAAATGAGATTGGAAGTTTGTTTGGTGATAGAGGAACTCCATTATTACCTGAAAACAAAAAAGCTTCCGACATATTCCTTGCTAACACAGGTCGAGGACAAAGAAATAGGTTATTTAAAACCTTAGAATTTAGTAGATATAGGCCTGACTATAAAACGAATTTTATAAATAATTTAAATTTAAGAGCACCAAAAGGAAATTATTATATTGGAAGTAGAACTGAAGAGCCTTCACAAATACTTTTTCCACAAGACCAACTACCGTTAGACCAAGATGGAAATAAAGTACAGACACCAGTAAGAGGTTATGGTGAATTAGCAAAATCATATGAGAAAAAAGAAAATGTTTTTGCCTTTGGTTTAAACGGAAGTAAATTATTTAATGGATTATTTACTAATAGTACATATGAAGCTAAAAGACTACAGGGAGGTTTTGTATGGCTATCTACAAAAACCGAAGGAGCTTCTAAAAGAATACCTACAGTTGGTGGAGGTTCAGCAGGGGAAGTAGACTTAAAAAATGGTTTTGACGAGACACCGAAATCTAATACATATAATTTTAGGGAGGGTTCAATTTTAGATGACACTCAAAAATTAGTTGAGGCTGCGGATGAATTAGGTGGAGACAAAAAATTACAACACGTAGGTAATGCCATAAATCAAGTGTCTAAAGTTTTTAATGATGGGACTAGAGAAATGACAAAGGGTTCTATGGTTATAAACTATGAAAATACTACTACAGGTGCTATTGAGGGCACGGAATATTGTAGAGTTTTCACTAAGGATATTCCATATAATAATGTTTCTGCATTACAAAAATCAGAAGGAATAACAAACAGTAATAGAAGATTTTCTTATTCTGTGTTAGATAACACATATAATTTAAATATTGCACCCTTAAGAGGTAACGAGTCAACCAATATGACAGAACAAGAAAACGTAAAAAAATATATGTTTTCTATTGAAAATTTAGCATGGAGGACAGGAAGTAAACCAGGCTTTACCTACCAAGATTTGGCTATGTGTGAAAGAGGACCTAATGGGGGTAGAATAATGTGGTTCCCACCATATGATTTAAATGTTTCAGAACAAAACAGTGCCAATTGGACTACTAATGAATTTTTAGGAAGACCAGAACCAATTTTTACATACAATAATACTACAAGACAGGGTAACTTAAGTTGGAAAATTGTAGTAGACCACCCATCAATACTTAACGCAATTGTAGATAAAGAATTATCTAATGAGTCTTCAGAAAGGGTTAATGCTATAGTTGATTCATTTTTTGCGGGATGTAGAAAATATGACATATATGAATTAGCAACAAGATTTCCACAATTTAATTACTCAGACCTATATGATATAATTACTAAAACCGAAAACGTAACAGAATACTACGATGCCACAAGGTCCATAGATAAAGTTGAATATGTACCGATAGAACCTGTAATTGAAGAATATACTAACAAGCTATCAGATTCTGATTTTGATTATAGTTTTTATTTTGATAATGATGAACCACCACCTAAAACGGCATCTGCAGTAACTACAGAGACACCATACGGGTCAACATTATCAAGTTATTTATTGGAACAATCAAGTTATGAAACAAATGCTGATAGCACACAAAAAGAACCAATAACCTCATTCTTTAATGATTTTATATCAACAACTGAACAAAAAACTAAAGAACTATGTGTTAAGATTAAAAGTGCTATTGATGAAGGTGCTGAAATAAGTATAGATTTAATTGGTAGTGCCTCAGCACCAGCAACTAACGAATATAACTTATCTTTATCAAAAAGAAGAATAGACGCGGTAAAGAAATATATTTTAAGTTTTTCTGAATTAAGTAAATATGAAGATAAAATTCACTTTAATGGAGAACCTAGAGGGGAAGATACACAGGTAACAGGACCGGGTGGAGAAACTGTAATCTGCGGAGAAGATTTACCAGGTAACCAAAACATTTATTCAGTACAAGCCATGGCGTGTCGAGCGGTCAGTATGAAAATAAAAGAAACTGCACCACCACCGTTTGAAGGTCCACCCGAACCACCTGAGTTTGAAAAAATAATAACACCGAATGATGAACTGTACAAAGCGAGTAGAACAGTAACTAACGAAGTTGAAACAGTACAACAAAAAAAGGAAGTGGCAAAAATTGTAGTTAAAAAATTACTTACTGAGTGTGATTATTTTAATGTGATGAATGAAGAGGCGCCATTTGTATACCAAGGAATACAAGAAAAAATTAAATACTTTAACCCTGTATTCCACTCAATAACACCTGAAGGTTTAAATAGTAGATTAACTTTCTTACAGCAATGTTTAAGACCAGGAGACACAATACCTGTAATAGGTGAAGACGGTAAACCAAGAGAAGGAAATATACAAAACACCGCTTTTGGAGCACCTCCAATATGTGTTTTAAGAATTGGTGATTTTTATCATACTAAAATTGCTATACAACAAATTTCTATACAGTACGAACCATTAGTTTATGACTTAAATCCTGAAGGTATTGGAGTACAACCTATGATTGCGGGTATTAATATGAGTTTTTATTTCATTGGAGGACAAGGATTAAAAGAGCCGGTTGCTAGATTACAAAACGCGTTATCATTTAATTATTATGGTAATACAGAAGTATATGATGACAGAGCAGAAACTACGGATATCGAATCAAGAAATGATATAAACCGAAGGGTTATGGAGGAAGTTGGAAATATTGTTGGTTTAAATTTAACTGGTGACACTATAGAAAGAACAGAGGAGGCGGGAAATACAATAGGAGAAATAACAGACACTAGATTTGATGTAAATGATATAATTGGTGATGTAAATTATAAGGCGTCGGTAAATGAGTTGGTACAAAAGTCACAAGATTATGTCGAAAATGTGATTAATACTATTGAAACTATTAATAACGACCAGTCAGGTATTGGATTATATTATTACACAAACAAGAAATTATCAAGAAGGTTTAATCACAGGTAATATAGATAACACAACTGGAGAATTAGGATTAAATATTTTTGGAAAACCCACAGAAATAGAAAATAGAGCAGAAACTTTATTAAATGACTTAATTGAT